TGGCCCGGTCTACCGGCCCTCTCTCTCCATTCCGATGTTACAGCGGATCATGCTGGAGGAGGCCAATCAGGTCTCGAACCTCTCGCCACGCATGTACATCTTCCCGTCAGCCGGTTCGACCGATCCCTCTTACTCCGGTGCGCAGCAGGCCGATTCCTCCCTGGCCCCCGCTACCGCGCGCGATATAGCTCGTGAAGTTTCCCTCCAGGCCCAGTGGCAAATCTCCAAAATGAATTTGCACCTTCTCATGGCGGGCCTGACCGCGCGCTACTGCGGCGCCGGGTGGATTGTGGCGGGGTTCGACCCGGATCTCAGCCGAGCCCGCGGCGGCATGTGGGCTAGGTCGATCGATCCCCGTCTTGTCTTCTTTGACCCAGGCACGGATTACACATGGAACCCTTCTTATGCCGGCTGGGGAACGTGGATGAATCTGGAGGATGTTCGGCTGAAATGGCCGGAGACTTCGCGAGCGATCTCTCCGCGGCATACCTCCGGCGGGTTCCAGCCATTTTCTGGCGACTCCGGCTACGGAATATCTCAGCCTCAAGGCCCAATGTCCTCGATGCCGGGCCTCTCCGGCCAGAATTCCAAAACGCAGGCATCCGAATGGCGTGTGCTCGTTCGCCACTGTTTCTGCCGCGATTACACTCGCGAGACGGTCGAGAAGGAAGATGTACCCACCACCTCCATCATCGACCCGGAAGTACGGCTGAAGTATCCCCGTGGCCGCTGGCTCGTCGAGTGCGAGGGGGTAATTCTCCAGGACGGCGACAATCCGTACCCGATCCGCCGCGACATCTCTGCCCCGCGCTTCCCATTATTCCCCAACTACGTTCTGCCGCCTTTGTTCGGTCCATGGGGGATTCCCGTGACCCGGATGACTGAGAACATGCAACGCCTTGGTCAGAGGTTTATGTCGCAGACCTTTGAGAATGGCTTGCGCATGAACAACGCGCTGTGGGTGATCGACGAGAACACCGGGATTGACATCGACGGGTTTGGTGGGCTACCCGGCGAGGTGGTCACAATCAAGCCAGGGAGCAGACCGCCGCAGCCGATTACGCCGACCGCTATCGGCGCTGGTGCACTCCAAGCGGTGGACAAATTGTTCTCCATGCAGAATGACGTGCTTGGATTCTCCTCCTCGCGCCAGGGCGACCCCGGCGCCGGTAATGTTTCGACCGATTTGTTCGACTCGGCAGTTCTTCAGTCCTCCGGCCTGCTCCAGCTCGCCGGCCGATTCCTTTCTGAGACGGCGCAGTCGGTCGGTGAGTTCTTCTTCGACTCGATGTGCAGGTACCAGCAGAAGACCACCCTGCCTTATCGCGGACCCGAGGGGATCACCCTCGCGGCGTGGAATGGGCAGATTGATCCTTCGACTTACGACCTCGCGCTCGACGACGCTTCGGTTCGGCCGTTGTCTGAGGCGATAGTCCGGAAGATTACTCCAGACTTGATGAAGGCCGGCGTGGTCGGGCCGGAGCGGGGCCTGCGCACCCTCGGCTACCCAGATCCCGAGGGAATCGCCAAGGAACAAGAGACCTCGCAAGCGCTGGCTGCGCTGGCTAAAGTCCGAAGCGGCCGCAAATGAGAAAGAAGGATAAGCAGATGGCAACAACGGCTACGCTGGTAAAGTCCAATTCCGAGTCTGACCATGCTTCATCTGCCCGTTCTGTTCCCTCTTGCGCGTGGCGCGCACATTGGCTGACCGTCGAGGAATTCTCGCGCATGATGGGCCGCCGTCCGCAGACCGTTCATACGTGGATACGGAACGGAACCCTAGCTGAGTTTGGGATTCCGATGTGCCGATTCCGTCACGGAGGGCTACACTCAGGCAGGACTTTTATCCAGAACATATACTAATCGCCTCCCTTGCTTAGCCTTGGTGTTATTACGCACCCCCCAATTCTCCTTCTCTCTGCGCTACCATTCTCCTAATCGCACCCACTTCGGTTCGTGCGGAAGGAGAAACATCATGGGTCATCACAAGCGCAAGGAAACCAAGAAAGAGCGGCGCGCTGCCGCACGGCGCAAGTAGTCAGCCCGAGAGGACTCGTCCTCTCCTGCTGTCTCTCGTGCCCCACCTCTAGCCGCCGCATCAACTTCCGAAAGGAGCCTTAGTCCCCATGGCCGGAACCTCTGCAACTCATTCCCGCGTCGTCAAGGACTTTGAGCAACCCCGGAAGTTTCTGCGCGACATGCGTGCCAAGATCGGCAGCCGAGCGAGGAAATCTGGCTCGGCGCGCCGGCCCTGACTCATCCCGGAGACGGTGCTGCTGGCCTTCGCGCCCCGTCTTCTTAGCCGCTGGGCACTGACCGGATAGGGAACCAGGTTAACTACCTCATCCCTCTCCCTGTCAGCCTGACCTGGCACCCGGAGCGAAGGAGGTACGCAGATGGCTTCTCGTGGAGGAAGACGATCCACCCGGCGTCGGCGCACCGCCGCTCGCAAGTAAGGGACGAGGCTAACCTCTCGGCCCTGGTCGGCGGCGGGGTGGGAGTTGGTGGGGGACTAACCTCACCCTCTCCGCTGAAAGCGTTGGATGCGCAAGACAGGAAACGGCAGGCTGGGTAGCGGTAACCTCCCCTGCCTGCCAATTCCCAAGGAGATTGAGCCATGAAGCCAAACAGGATAGGAACAGCGCACAGTGTCGCCCGGATGACCAGGAGGGTTGAGCGGCGCGTTGGCAAGAGCAGGGTTGGCAGGAAGTAGTCCGCCGGTTCTGCCCGACAATTCAACCAAGTACGACGAATTCAGCACCAAGGAGAAGCAGCAATGGCTAAGATCAAGGACGCGATGGGTGACACGTTCAACTCAACCATCCTCAAATCCCCCCTGACCGTCGGACGCATCGGCAATGAGCCCGGTCCCGACGTGAACAACAATCCAGTCGCCATGCCCAAAGACCCCCTCGGCCTGATCCCTGAAGGTGGGCCGAAGCCGTTCTGGTCGGACAGGTAGTAAGTAACCACGGACGAGGACGCATACCAGCCCAATGGCAACTTCCAATCCAGCCTTAGCGCAGATGATGGCCCGGCAACTGATCTCGAAGATCGCCGGCGCTGGCGGCGGTCCTGCCGCTGGTGGCCCTCCTGCTGGACCCGGCGGCCCAATGCCTCCCCCTCCGGGGATGATGGGTCAGGCTGGTCCGGGCGCTGGCGGCCCTGGTGGGCCTCCCCCTCCCGGTGGCCCCGGAGGCCCTGGTGCAGGTGGCCCTGGCGGTCCCGACGCTCATCCTACTATTCCTGCTGGGCTTCAGCTCTCTCAGCAACTCTCGGAACTCCAGGGAGCCGATCCCGACGCGATCATCAAAGGCCTGACCTCGATGAAGTCGATGGCGGTGCAGTTCTATACGCGCGCCGCCTTCACAATGCCTGGAGTCACGCGCAACCTCGCTCAGGTCGTCAAGTTCCTCGATAACTCAATTCAGGAAGCAGAGAAGGCCGCGGCGACGACCTCCGCTGCCGGTCCAATCGCCAATAACGCAGCCATTCCCAACCCGGCGGGCCAGCAAGCCAGCCAGGGCGGTGGATCAGGCGGCCAGTAACCCTAGAAGAAGGAGTCCTCCCCCATGGCCCTGAAAGACATTCTCTCGAACGCCAAGTACGCCGACGACATGGTGCTGAACCTGCCCGATGGTTCGACCGTCCAGGTTGGTGAGATCCGCGCTCTGCCCGTTGCCGAACGCCAAGCCCTGACTCGTCAGATTGAGGAACGGCAATCCACCCTCGGTCAAGCCGAACTCGCTTTTGCGAACAAGTTCCAGCAGGCGGTTCAGGCTGGCTGGATGCAGCAGGACGGCAAGATCGTCGCACCGGTGCAGACCCCAGTTGCTGCTCAACCGACTGTGGCCCAGGTCCGTGCGGCCGCTGCCTCCGAATTCGGTCTCGATGAAAATGACCCGCTGCTCGGGCCGGTTGTGAAGCTGGTCAAGCAGGAATTGGACAAGCGCGACAGCACCATTGCCGATCTGCGCACCAAGCTCGACGCTCTGCCCGGCCAGTTCGATTCGCTCAAGTCCACGTTGACCGATGGCCTTGGCCGCGTGACCGGCGTCGTCAACACTTCAGTTGGTCGCTATCTGAATGACACGTATCAGTCGGACTTTTCGACCGCCACGAAGGACTTGCCAAAAGGCGTCTCCGTTGACTACGAGACCGCCTACAAGTACGCCTCCGAGCACAAGCTCCAGGACAAGGACGGCTTCCTCAAAATCGCCGATGCTGTGGATCGCCTGACATGGGACCAGCGCAAGAAGGCCGAGCAGGAACAGTGGCGCGCGACGGAGAAGGACAAGCTGACCAAGGAAATCGACGAATCGCGCCGTGTTGCAACCCTGACCCCGCCTTCGCGCAACCCGCTGCAATCGAATGCGAAGGTTGCCGACGGCGAGTTCAACCCTTACAACGAGCGCACGGATGCCAAGGGCAACAAAACCCGCTCGGTCAAATCCTTCGAGGAAGCGATGTCGGCGGCCATGTCGGACGACGATGTGGTGAAGTCGGCGCTCTCGACGGCGAATTTTGGAATGGTGCAGTAAGCAAGTTTTGTTGAGAGTGGGTTAAACCCATTCTCTTGACCTCAACCTCTAACCCCGTCCGGCGATCCTCCCCCTTTCGCGTGGACCAGGAGATACCTCCAATGGCCAATAGTGTAGTAGGTCTCGGCCTGGCATCGCCGCCGGTACAGCTTTCCAACACAGTGAACGCGATCAGCCAGAAGTTCATCGTTCCGATCCTGGGCGACAACGTGTTCAAGCCCAGCCCAGTTTTCTGGGCTCTCACGCGCGAAGGCAAGCGCTTCGGAGCCGGCGAGTTGATCTTCCCTGAAATCTATCAGGAAGAACTCCCTGGCGGCGCATACTACGGCGACCAGTTGCTCGACACTTCCGTGGTCGATTCTGTGCAGCCGGCGAACCAGCAATGGAAGCCGTACCGCCAGCCCGTGGTCATTCCGATCACCGACATCATTCTCAATCGCGGCGGGTCGAACAACCTGGACATCATCCGCGCCAAGTTCCAGACGGCCTCGGGATCTTTCCTCGTGAAGCTCTCGCGCGCCCTCTGGCACACCTCCCCCCAGAACACATCCCTCGATGTGGACGATTTGAACTCGTGGGTGCTCTCCACCACCAACACCATCGCCGGGATCAACCGCGCTTCTTCGGCGAACGCCTGGTGGCTGCCCGCGACTGCCGTCGCCTGCGGTTCTGTGGCTCTGACCGGCACTCTCGCCGAGCCCGGCTATCAGTCCGTCACCTGGGGCTACGACGAGCCTGACCTGTTTGTGATGAACCGGGCCAGTTACGCCGCGTTCAAGAGCAACTTCACCTCGCTGATCCGTTTCGGCCAGGGGATGCAGGACGACGAAGCCATGCAGGTTGGTTTCCGCAACCACTTCCTGTTCAACAACGCGGTCACGGTCGCCGATTATTTCGCGACGGCCAACCAGGCCATGCTGCTGAACTCGAAGTACATCTTCCCGGTGTTCCACGAGGCGGATTACTTCAACGTCGATCCGTTCCTCAAGCCGAGCAACCAGCGTGTCCTGGTTTCGTGTATGTACCTGACATGGAACCTGAGCTGCATCTCACCCAGAATGAACGTTGCGTTCACGTCGATCACGTAGGACCGAGCCGGGAGGAGCGGGCAGACTAGGCACGGCCTAGATTCAACCTTCTCCTCCCTCCCCCAAGGAGATTCCCATGGCGCTTCCTTTTGCAAATCCAGTTTCCCAGTGTATGCCGGGGTTCGGCTCGCCTTCGTTCTACGGGTCCGCCAGCTCTGGCACCAGCAACACGTCCGCAGTGACCATTATCATCGGCAACACCGCCACCACGCCCGTAACCGGCGGCACGGGATTCAATCTCTCGGGCGGCCCCACTCCGTCCTCGGGCAAGTGGCATCTGCGTTTGGTCGGTGCGACTTCGACCACTGCCTTGTCTCTTGCCGTGCAGGTCACTGACGGCAACACTCTCTGGACCGTCGCAACCGTTCCAGTCGCGGCCGCCGGCGGCAACCTCGACTACACAGGCGAGTTCAAGACCGACGTTGCGATCACACAGGTGTGGTTCAATGTGGGCCTGTCCACAGGAACTTCGTCCCTGGTTCCGATCGACGCTGAAGTCAGCCTCGTCTAAGTCGGAGCATCCGGCGACGGCGAAGCTGTCGCAACCGCTGATTAACCGCTGCCCCGCATCGGCGGTCAACCCTTACTGACCGGGGGGGTTGACCGCCGCTTTTTTGTAGGAGGGTATTTTGAGCCAATGGTCTTTGGTCGGGGATGCTCTGATGGCCCTGCGTGAGCAGGCGGCCGATCCCCCCAGCTCTCTGCCCGCTCCCTCTAACGTCATTATCACCCCGGCCCCCACCGGCGCTCTCAACATCTGGTTCACCGTCACCCAGCTCACACCCTGGGGCGAGTCTGGGCCTTCGACCGAAGTCGCCCTGACCAATGGCGCCATCGGCTCGACTTTCACAGTTACAGGCAACTGCTCCTTCCTTGCAACCTCAATTCGCGTATACTTTACCCTCGGCGGCGCGGGCAACGAGGATCGCTATCTCGAATACACGGTCCCCGCCGGCGGCATCGGCGCCTTCTCAATCCCCTTCGCTCTTTCCTCTGCCGGGATCACACCAGGGTTCGACCCGACGCGCTCCTCGGCCTGGTTGCCTGACACAGATGGAACGGCGTTGAGTGCGGCGGCTCTGTATAGGTGGATCTCGGAAGGTTTGGATGTGATTGCAGGCTTGACTGAAGGCATCCGTGACGTGACTGGAATTCCCTCGACCGCTGGTCAGGCCCAGTACCAACTGATCTCCAACTGGCGCAAGATCGACAACCAGTGGTACGACGGTTGGCCGATGACAGCCGGCAACAAGTCCGACATTTTTCGCCACAGCAATGTCAGAGGTATTTCAGGGACTGGGGTGGTAAATCAGGATTCGGTGATTCAGCAGGTTGAGTTCTATCCGCAGTCAAGCAGGACTTCCGGTACAGGCACTCTCTCCGCCCCCTTGTCCGCCACCGCGACATCGATTCCATATACCGTCGGGGCTACTGGATGGGTGCTTGGCTTTGGCCTTGCACTTCTCGGCCCCTACCCTGCCGATCCCTCTGCCTGTGAATTGGTGTACTACTCCAGTAACGTTTCCAATCAGCTTTCGCCTGTGACTCGGGGTATGGGTGGGACTTTTGCGACTGCGTGGCCGGCCGGTACGCCAGTTTTTGAATGCAACCTATACCTGACAGGTTTGCGTTACCCCACACACTATACGCGCGGCCAGGCGATGAACCAACTGGGTCTTCCACCAGCATGGATAGATGCTCTCAAGGATTATCTCGCGTCAAGGTTCTGCGGCACGGAACAAGACAGAGAAACCCAACAAGCCTTGCTCAAACAAATGGAGCAAAAGTGCCTTGCGATTAAAGGAAACCGGCAGGTCATGTCGAGGCGACGGGTTCAGGCTGGGGGTGCGTCTGGGGTTGAAACCGTGGAAGGACTTGGTGGCTACTTCGGGGGCGTGATTTTGCCATGAGCGCCAAGATAATTTCACAAAAGAAGTTCGCGAAATTGGTGGCGTCAACCGGCGCTCTCTCCCAGTCCCCCGGTGCGTTGACCCGCTTGTCCAATCTCCTCTTTACGCAGCGTGGTTCTCTCCAAATCGCCGATGGCACCTCCTATTTCAACATTTTCGCCTATCTAGTAAGCGCCACATACACGCTCCTTGAATGGATCGCCGCTTACTCCAACTATTCCTACTCACAATCCACCTACCTCAACGCGCTCGCTCAGTCCGCGGCTCCTACCATCCCTAACAACTGGGGCGCGGCGTTCTCCGCGGTAGCGAACGCGGGTGCGGCCACGAACCCCGCAGGTACATATTCGTTTGGCATTGTCGCCATCGGCTCGGCCAGCGGTAACGATCACACAGCGATGCTCCTTGGTCTGGGCACGGAATCCGTTATCAATCCTGCGTCGGCATTCCCTGGGATCAATTTCTCTTGGACTCCTACGGCCGGGGTTTACGGTTACCAAATCTACCTGCTCACGAATGGCGGAGGCTTTCGTCCTCCCTCTCCCTCCGCCGTCGCCCTGATTGCCACGGTGGCTGGCGCTGGTTCCAACTCATACACCTTCACCGGTGCTCTTCCGGCCTTCGCTGGTCCTTACTACAACACCAACACGACCCAGTATCATAGCCTCTTCGTGTGGCCGGGAGGCAGCATCTCTTGGTATCCGGTTACCGCCGGCTTGTTCCCTGGCGTCCCGAGGCAGCCAGCCGTTCTGAATGTCGCCGATCCCAACTGGGCGGCTTCGGTCGGCGCTATCCCAGGCTTCTCCCCTTACGGCGGAATCCTCGGCGCTGTTTGCCCAATCCCAACGATGGTTCAGTTCGCCGGGCAGGAAATCCTGATCCTCGGCAATGGATATCAGCCCCAGGCATATCTGCCATCGCAACTGGCCGCCGCCACTCCGACCGCCCTGGCCAACACCTTCCAAGCTGCTTATCCCGCTTGGCAGGCATCCGTCGATTGGCTCACCGGCGCGCAGGTTACCGACGGCGCAGGCAACTTCTACACGGCGACCCAGGGTGGTGTCTCGCAGACTCCAGGCCCGCCCACATGGAACACCACTAAGGGTACCGAGACCGCCGACGGTTCTGTGATCTGGACCTCGAACGGCCCGCTCATTGCCTCAGTCGCTCCCCGCGGCGCCGCGCACGCCGTGGCCTACGCAGGCTCCCTCTGGCTGGCCAATACTTCTCCCTCGACCACTTCCGACGGCATCGACGGTCCTACCTGCCTGAAAATGTCCGATTCTAACAACCCGAATTCATGGAATCCCGTGAATACGGCTTTTATCGGCCGCGACGACGGAACGCAGATCACCGGGCTGCAACCTTTCACGATCGCGGCCCTCGGAATCTCGCCCACCGGTTCCCTCTGCGTGTTCAATGAATATCAGACCTATCAGGTGATTGGCGTGTTCGGCTCGACTTCCTTCGAGATCCAGCCGGCGCAGACAAACCTCGGCTGCCTGGCCGCGCGCTCGATCCAGTTCCTTCCCGGCTTCGGCGTCGTGCGCTGGACTCATCTTGGGTTCGCTGTGTTCGACGGGATCAGCGACCGGCTTATCAGCGAGGACATCCGACCCTATTTGTTTGGGGGAGTGGATTTTGAAGCCGATCTGACCCCAATCGACACCACCTACGCCTACCTTTCGCAATCGGCGCAGACTACCACACCGCCGATGTATTTGTGTGCGATGCCATTGGCCGGGGCACCTGGACCATCCGGAGGTATAGGCTCTGGACTACTGACTCGCATCTTCTGCTATGACCTGGTGATGAAGGCCTGGGCCATCCTCGACATTCCATGGGCAATTAGTTCTCTGAACACGACCAAAACAGGTGAAGGGTCACCGATTGTGGTCCTCGGGAAAACCAATGGGCAGGTTGAGCGGATGCAGTCCGGAGACGTGCAGTGGGATGTCGGCAACGGACCCAGCTCGGGATCGAACATCAACTGGGCCTTCCGTACTCCGGACGTGTTCGGGGAGGGCAGCAGCCAACGTCTTTTTTACCAACAAGCTGTGATCCGAGGTTACGGGTCGGCGGCCATGGTCCAATCGATCATTGCCACGCTCTGGGTTGACGGCCTCAATATCGGCGCGCAAGGGATCGACATCGTGCCTATGGGTGGCGGGAACCTGTTTGAGGCCAACGTCAAACTGTATGTCAATGGCGAGCGAGCCCATCTCGACATCAGCGGGAACAATGGTGGCTCGGGCGGGGTGATCGATGCTGTGGATTGGGCCGTCGTGCCGAAGTCGACAATGGCGAGAAGGATTATCTCATGAGCCGCGGACCACGCCTCGCTATCCACGTCCGCAATCTACGTGAGGGTGAAGCGGATACCTTGCCTGCCGAACTCCGGAATCACGGCATGGCCTACTTGATCCCTGAGTGGGTCTGGATGGTTGAACCGGTTAACTTGCTCGGTCCATTCGGCCCGCCCCAGCCTCCCTTCGCTATCATCGTTGCTTCCCAAGCTCATTCTTGGTTGGTGTTATGGCGCGCAATCGCTATCTCACCACTTCCACCTACGGTCCCGCTAAACTGGTTTATGGAAGCTCTGCCGCAGGTTTTCGCCGAGGCCCGTCTGCGTGGGTGCGTCGGATTCATGACCCTCCTGGCCGACAACCGGCCATCCGAGGTCAAGATGGCGCGGATCATCGCCTCATTGCCGGGAGCGACTCTGCTGCCGTTCCAGGGGTCGTTGGGAATCGGATCGCTGAGCGAGGCCGGGAAAGAGGAATCACGATGACCGGTGCTGAGAATCCAATCACCATCCTTCCTGTCTCCGTCGCCGCGATCTTCGACGCGCCGAACGCTGCCGACTTGATCCATGCCTATGCCGCCGCGTGCATTGTCCCCGATGCTGAGCCTCAACGTCCAACCTATGATGCAATGGAGCGCGCAGGAATTATCCACGCCTTCGGAGCTTACACGGATTTTGAAGGCTCTCCTCTGCTCGTTGGTTTCGCTTCAGTCATCTGCTCGATCATGCCCCATGACGGCCACCTTGTCGCCACCTTGGGAGAAATGTTTATTGACAAGCCATACCGGCACACTGACGCCGAAGACCTGCTGCTCTCTGCTGTTGAGCGATGTGCATCTGACTCCGGCGCGCGCTGCTTTATCTGTCAGGCACGCATCGGCAGCAAATATGACAAAAGGCTCTCCCAAAGAGCGGGCTTTGACCCGATCTTTACTCAGTACACAAAATGGCTTAATGGCTACGGAGCGGGGAGGCAGGCATGAGCACCTTGGCTGTTATTCCTTCGCCCGTTGTTTCTGTCATTCCTGCACCTAGTCCTGTCGTACTCGGCGATCTTACCCGATTGCAGACGTACTTGCTTTCTTTGCCCGAAGATGACTTTCAGCAAGTCCCTTTACCAGTCGAGCATCTTTTATGGGGAGGAATGTACGCACGTACAGTCCGACGTGGGTTCGACTCAGTGACTATTGGCTCACTTATCGCCAAGGCCACTATTCTGATTGTCAACGGTTCCTGTTCCATGTTGATCGGAGATAAGCGCGTGGATCTTGAAGGGTACAACGTGCTGGCCGGGCTACCGGGGAGGAAGTCGATGTCCGTAGCGCGAGGGCCGGTTGAAATGACCATGATTTTTCCCACATCGGCGAGCACTGTAGAAGAAGCGGAGAACGAGATTTTCGTTGAGGCTGGCCTGCTCGTGTCTCGCAGGAACGAAAAGGAGTCAGACTGATGTCAGCAGCAACTATCTCAACGACCGTCGCATCTTTAATCGCTGCCGCTGTCGGTGCGGCCGGTGCCGGCGTTGGCGCTTATGAGGCTAACAATGCCTCGATCGATCAAGCTGCTTCTCAGAAACAGTCGGAGGCCTTTCAGCAGCAATCCAATCAGCAGCAACAGCAAGCCGCGGCAAATCAGGCCAACCTCACCAAGCAGGAAGCGGTCATGGGCGCGCAGGGCCAGTCGCAAGCGCAAACCGGAGGCTCTCTTACCGATTCCGGCACGGCGGCATTGACCGACCTCTTGGCCGGATACCCTGGGTACCAGGGCGGAACGTCGAGCAGCGGAGCGGGCACCGGCGCTAGTGCTGATACCGGCATAACGCCGAGCACGGTATCAGGCGGGGCAGCGGCTCCGGCTGCGCCAGGGGGTGCAGGGGGTGCAGGTGGTGCAGGCGGCCCCGACATCGCTGCGATCCTGGCCGCTTTGCGTGGCGGCGGTGGGGGTTCCGGATCGGGATCTCCTTCTTCACTCTCCGGCGGCAACTGGCAAACACAGCCCTCTGCGCCGCAGTCCAGTTTTGAGCTGGCTAACCCGGTCGTCTAGCCGGAAGGAAGGATTTACCCATGCCCGAAGGACTCACAAGCGCGCTCCAGTCAATCCAGCCTGAGCTTCAG